TAAAAAATTTCTTTTTGGGCTTGTGGGAAGGCATAAAAAACATCTTTAGCGGTGTCGGTGATTTTTTCAGCGGCGTTTGGAACGGCGTGAAGAACGTCGCAAGCAGCGCATGGGGCGGTATTAAGAATATTGCCGGGAAAGCGTGGGAAGGCATAAAGGGCGGAGCGTCAAAAGCCGGGGAGTTCTTAAAAAACAACTGGAAAACAATCGCGGTCGGCATGGTAAACCCTTGGGCTGGCGGATTGAAGGCAATGTATGACCACAATGAGACGTTCCGCAATTTTGTAGACGCTTCATGGGGAAAAATTAAAGACATCACCGGGAAAGTTTGGGACGCTATGCCCGATGGCGTGAAAAACGTGTTTATAAAAATCAGCGACACGATAAAAGGCGTTATTGACGGCATAAAAGAATTTTTTTCAGGTTTATGGGACGCGATAAAGCAGGGACCGTCCGCGACATTGGAATATTTGAAAAATGCGTTCTTTGGTCTGTTTGAAAACATCAAACAAAAGATAGAATCCTTTGTTAATTTTTTCAAAGAGAAAATGGAAGCTGTAAAAAACTTCTTTGGCGGTATCGGTGATAAGGTCGGCGGTTTTGTCGGCGGCGCTGTCGATAAATTCAAGTCAATTCTCCCCGGACACGCAGAGGGCGGCATATTTACGCATCGGCATATCGCGGAAATCGCCGAAAGGGGCGCGGAAGCGGTAGTTCCGCTGAATAACAGCCCTCAGGGTTTCGATATTTGGAAACAAGCCGGAGATTTCGGCGGTTATATCGACAAAATGAACCAGCAGACGGCGACAGCTTCAACGGGCGGCACTCACCCGGTAATGCAAGCCGCGGCGCAAAAAATTTCTGGCGGTGAAAATGTTATTAACATCAATTTCAGCCAAAATAACACCTTCAACGGAACGCCGGATAAAGAAACGGTAAATCAAATATCAGCCGCAGGGGAACAGGCCGCTGATGATTTTGAAGTGAGGTTCAAACAGGCATTTGAAAACATGATGCGTAACCAGCGCAGAGTGAGTTTCGCATGAAGCAATATTTAGTGTCGCAGGGCGATGTATGGGATTATATTTCTTGGAAACTTTATCAAGATGAAAGTTTAATCCACATTCTGTTAGCCGCTAATCCCACATTAAGGCATATCGTTCAATTCACGGTTCCGGTGATGATAAATGTCCCGGAACGGCCGCAAACCAGAGCGCAAACGTCGGCGAACTTGCCGCCGTGGAAGAGGGCTTAAAATGGCAGATTCAAGGCGTTCATTTGTTCGCGTCTCTTACGATGGCAAAGATATTACGGAAGCTCTGACGGCTTCCGTTCTTGAATTTACATATAACGACAAAGCGAGCAAGGAATCCGATGAAATAACCCTCAAATGCCATGACCGGGAAAACAACTGGATAAATGACTGGTATCCGAAAAAGACCGTCCAGAAGGTTGAAAGGACTGTTGAGCGAAAATCCGATTATACCGCGATGGCGCAGGCGTTACAGCGCGGAGTAAGTTCCGCAGAATTGCAAAAAATGATTGACGCTTCCGACCTTACGCCGGAACAGGGACAGGCGTTACAGACAATCACCGAATCTTCCCGATGGTCTCAGGTAGTGAAAGAAAATCCGCAGTACAAAGGCGTTGAGGGAAAATTAAGGCTGATTGAGGACATTAAAGGCTCTTCTGTTACCACGCAGACAGTTACCGATAACGCCGTATCCGGCGCCATTTTGCGCGCGGTTTTATGCGTTGAAAATTGGGAATACGAAGGCGACAACAGGGAATTGGACTGCGGAAGTTTTGAAATTGACAGCGTTGATTTCAACGGCCCGCCCGATACAGTTACCATAAAAGCCATGTCAATTCCAGTTTCCTCAAGCATACGCAACAGCGAAAAGACAAGGGCGTGGGAAGATACGACACTGCAGAAAATAGCTTCCGACATTGCAAATGACGCGAAACTCGATTTGATGTACGAAGTTGAAAGCGACATCCAGCTTGACCGCGTTGAACAGGAAGAAAAATCGGACATGGCTTTTTTATTGGAACTATGCCAACAGTACGGCGTTGCATTAAAGGTAACAGACCAAAAAGTAATTTTATTTGAAGAGGAATCATACGAAGCGAAACCAATTATTGACACGTTTGATAAAAAAGAATTCGGAAACGGCGGTCGTCTTTTGAACTATTCCTTTTCTCAGGATACCAGCGGAACGGTTTGTAAAGTAATTTCAAGTTATAAAGACCCGAAAAGCGGCCAATTGGTTCAGGCGACATTTGAACCGCCAGAACCTCCGGCGACAGGGCAGATTGCCTATGTGAACGAGCGCCCGGGGGATTTAAGCGGCGATAATTTCCGCGAGGGAAACGACACGTCATCGGAAGCATCGGGCGGAACATTTGATACAGGGTTTAATAAGTTTAATGACATAACAAATGATTTTGACAATCCGAGATCGGACAGGACGGATAACGCATTACGGCAGGCGAAAGCAGTGGCGCGTGAAAGAAATAAAAATGAATGGACTTGCACATTGCGGCTGAGGGGAAACCTGAACATGGTCAGCGGCGTGAATATCGGCATTACAGGTTTTGGAGCATATAACGGCAAATACTCCGTGTTTGACGCAGAGCATGGCACTGGCGACAAATACGAGACGACTATAAAAGCGCGCCGTGTTTTGGTGGGGTATTGATATGGCTGACATACTGCGCCAAGGGCAAACCTCAGAACGTGATGTAAATACGGCGACTGCCCGCGTCGCCATGGATGATTTATCCAAAACCGTTAGCGGAAAATTGCGCGTATTATTTCCGGCTGCCGGGGGCTGGAATTTTTTCTGGACGCCGAAGGAAGGCGATCACGTTGTAGTGGGCAAGCTCCCGAACGGTACGCAAGAAGGGTATATTCTCGGTCAAGTCTATACCGGGAACAAAATGCCGCAGGGAGGAGCGCCGAATATAATTTTAATCGTCAGCGAAAACGGAAAAAATGTTATTCGTTTTGACGCTGATAACGGAACTTTGGATTTGGTAGTTGACCAAACGATGACCGAAAAAATTAACAATGTCAAAACTGAAATTAAAGAAAATCGGGACACCGAAATAGGCGTTGATGACAATTTATTGATACAGGGAAACCAAGAGACGATAGTTTCCGGCAATTCAAAACATACCTCAGCCGATACGGACTTTCAATCGGACGCGCCTATTGGCGTAGAGGGTACGAATACTTTATTGGGCGCTGATGTGCTTCAAATATTTTTTGATGACGTGATAAAGGCTGTTACGAGAAATCCGGTTATTATCCCGCCGTCTCCATTGCCGCCCGGCGCGCCTGTTCCGCCAGTACCGCCGATTATCAATATGCACTTGAAAGGCGTTTGGGATGATATAAAAGCGGCTTGTGAAAAGGGAAAGGCTTCATGCGCGAAGGCGTTGAAGTAAGGGGTTAATGATGGCACTGAGTAAAACGTCCATGGCGACATTGCGGATTGCCGAACTCAAAGCGGCGTATCCCGAAATGGAAATGAGCGGAGCAGCCTATAACGAGATGGTCAAATACTTTGAAGCGGACAGCAGCGGAATTATAAAAGAGTTTTTGGCAAACGCCGTTATTCAGCCGGGAACTTTCACTAACAGCGGCGGCCCGGTAACAGGCGCAGGGAAGGTAACATAATGCTGATAGGAAGTTGGGGACCAATAGTATTTCAAGTCTCAGGAATTGGCGCGTTCACCTTTTCGGAATTAACGCAAGCATCTTCCGGCAGATGGGCGACACATGAGCCTATAAATTCGGCGCCGCTGTCCGAGTTTTTGGGGCCGGGTCAGGATGAAGTGCAGATGAAAATATCAATAACAAAAATGTTAGGCATAAATCCGGTTGTTACCTATGAATTATTGAGGCAGTTGGTACGCAGGGGAAAAAATTACCCTTTAATTCTGAGGGGCGCGCCGATGTCCGGCAATATGTGGTATGTGGACAATATCAGCGGCGTTACTTCACATTTCGCGCCGGGGACAGGGAAAATTTTGTGGACGGAATTAACCTGTAATTTCAAGGAGTACAAATAATGAGCGAACAATGGGTAACTCTGGACGCTATGCCAAAAAATATCACATTCGGCGCGACTGGCGTGCTTGCCGTTATGCAAAACGTGAGAACGATATTGACTACCCGCAAGGGAACGCAACCGCTT